TTGAAATTTATCAAAATGGGGTCAAGGAAAATGAAACACGAGAAACCGGAACTCTCCAGAAAGAATCCCTACCGTCTGCCGAAGTATCGATACCTGGAACTTAAGAACTTCTGCTTTCAGTACAACGACTGGAAACGGGCACTGGCAAGGCTGGATGGCTGGCGAGCGCAGGAGGGAGATATGGGTGGCATTGTAAAGAGCAACATACCATCAGATCCGACTGCACGAGAGGGAATGCTGAGGGCGTATTATTCGCAGCACATTGAACTCATTGACCGCTGCATTGCCAAAATGGAACCGGCGCTCCAAACGTACATCCGGAAAGGTGTAACGGAAGGACTGTCATACAGGAGTCTTCGTGCAAGGGGATGTCCGTGCGGCTCCCAGATGTACTACGACTTCTACCGCAAGTTCTTCTGGCTGCTGAGTATCGAGCGGCAGTGACGCGAAAAAATCAGCTGCCTTTATGAGAAAGGTGGTATTTATTATGTTTACTTTGATCATTGCAATTCTGATTATTGTGCTGCTGGCAAAGCTGATCGGCTATGTCGGAGCAAAGACGGAAGAGGTGAGACAGAGGATGAAAAAGTAACACTGAAAGGCGAGAGCTGCGGAGAGATCTGCGGCTCTTTCTTTTTGCATACGGGCGCGAAATTTTCAGCTCCTATTATGGAAAGAAATGTTAATAATAGGAGGTAACTACTATGTTTAAGTATATTGTTAAGGGTTTCGAGGAAATGATGGATTCTATCGAGAAGGGATTTAACGAGACGATGAACGCCTCTTACCCGGAGGTGGAACGCAACGAACTTGAGCTTATTACCGAATACTACATGGGCGTACGATAAAACATTCGACCGAAGACGGAGTCTGGGGAAACTCGGACTCTTTCTTTTTTCTATTCTAAGTTAGACGCGAAAAACTCTGCTTCTTTTATGGAAGAAGATGTCTTCCGAAGAACGAAAGGAGATTTTTACGATGAAACATTACAAGAGAGTAAAGGCTACTTACGACCGCGGTTATGTGAACGCGATGGACAAGATCCGTGTGTTTATCGAGAGCAACCAGAAAGTTATGTACATTGGTACAGGCGAGTATGCGAATGCCTCGACAGCGCAGGCATCTTACACGAACGCGATAAACTTGATCCGGGCCAGTGGTCTGGTACGAGCTGCTTGCAACAGAGGAGAATTGTTTCTGATTCGCAACGACATCTGAGCCGACAAGGGCTGTGGAGAAATCTGCAGCCCTTTATTTTTTTTTTCATCACGCATTCGCCCAAAAGGCGGTGCAGAATATTACAAAGGAGAAAATCGAAATGGTTTATCTGGTTTACCTGCTTGCATTGATATTTATCGTGCTGGGCTTTCTGTTCGGTGTTTCGGTCGGGTGGAAGTGCGTACACGGCAGGAACGCGGTCGGGAACTTGATGATCGCCCCCGGAGACGAGAACGAACAGCCTTATATTTTTCTCGACTTGACGACATCCGTGGAATATCTGGAAAGCTCTGAATATGTGGTGCTGAAAGTGAAACCGCTGGAGACGCGAGAAAAACAGTCCGTTTAACGGAGGAAACTCCGGATTTACTGATAAAGGAGAAGATCAAAATGGAAAACAAAACATTATTGAACGAGACTTTGGAAAGTGGGATGGAATCGCTGAAAACGATGAAACCCGGTTCTGAGGAGTATACCGCTGCGGTGAACAGCCTGGCAAAGCTCCATGAGATGCAGATGAACGAGACTGCGGAAGAGAACAGCAAAACTGCGAAGGAAGACGAACTGCAGCTGAAGTGGCAGCAGGTGAAAGCCGACGTGCAGAAGGCTGACTCTGACCGCAGGGTCGAAATTCTGAAGACCGTGGGCGGCATTGCCGGAACGCTCATCATGGGCGGCTTATTCGTATGGAACCAGGTGAACGGATGGTTCAACGAGGAAGAAGGACACATTCCGCTGTCGCCGACATTCAAGGATGGTTCCAGAACTTTGATGCAGAACATCTTTAGAAAGTAAGGAGGACAGGAGAGTCCGAGGCGAAAGCTTCGGGCTCTCTTTTATTTTTATGAGATACCATGAAGAGCCGCCCGACATCTGGACGAACTACTACGGTAAGGTATACCGCTGTGACCATCCGGTATACCGTGTTTCGACCCTTTACATGGAAGGGAACAAGGGACTATGCGTCATCCAACAGCGCTACAACGAGGAAACCAAAGCGACCTACTGGGGGCCTATCGACCCGTGGCTGACCGACAAAATTTATCTGCGCATCGGATTCAAGGAGTATTTTGATGCTCACGCAAAGAAGAAGGACTCGCACGGGTACTTTCCGACGGTCACTGTCCGACAGCTCATGTGGGCGCTGCGGATGAAACCGCTCAAGAAAGAACGCTGGGAGACCAGCTTTGACCATGTACCGATTTGAGGGTCTTTATTTTTTCACTGGACTTTGATATAATATAAATAGAAGAATTGACTGGAGGTGCTTAAAAATGCCTGTATTATGTATGTTTTACGGCATTATTGTTCGGATGTACCGCGAAATAGGCGGGAAGCATAATACGCCTCACATTCACGCAGAATATTCCGGACAGGAAATCGTAGTTGCTCTGGACGGAACGATTCTGGAAGGAAAATTTCCTAAGAGCCAGATGAAGCTTCTGGATGCATGGATGGAGATTCACAAGGATGATTTGGCGGCAAACTGGAAGCTCTTGTCCAACGGCGAACAGTTCTTCCGCATTGATCCTCTGAAGTAAGGAGTGACTGTTATGTTGCAGCCGAAGCTTATTAAAGTTGAGCCCATTGATTCACTGAAGCTTCGCCTCTATTATGAGACTGGAGAAGTGAAGCTGTTCGATGTGGCACCGTACGCAACCGGCTCATGGTATGGGCAGCTAAAGGATGAAGACTATTTCAGAACAGTTCAGATGCTGCCAGGAGGTATAGGCATCGAATGGCCTTCAGGCCAGGATATAGCCCCTCATGAGCTATACGAAAATAGTGTCATAGTAAAGAAAACTGCATAAGTCATTGATATTTTCGAGGAGAGCTTACGAGAGATCGTAGGCTCTTTTCTTTTTGCCCGGACGCGAAAAAATCTCCTCATATTATGGGATAAAGCCCGAAATAAAGGAGAACGTATTATGAATGAATCTATTTTTAAGAAAATTTGGAACTATACGATTTCGGTCGGGCAGATCATTACAACATTCCTGATCGGGTGCGCTGTGGCACTCGTGATGTGGCTGTTTGTACAGATTTTCCGGCCGTCGAAAGACTGATATTTTTACGATAGACCGGCAAACGACGTAGCATCGGCTTTATCTCGGGAAGAGCTTATGGAAACATAGGCTCTTTCTTTTTGTCCGGCGCGAAAAATTCAGCTTGCTTTATGGAGGTAAGAGGGCTTACATTGAAAGGAGAAATTACTATGATGAAAGCTATTAAGAACTTTATGAACAAACCTGTTACTTGGGGCGACAGCTTTAAGTGGAGCGGCATTGTTCTGGGACTGTATGCAGCAGTCATCGGAGCATGTGTGGCTTACGAGAAGTGGACGGACTACAAGGCTGAAAAGGAAATGTTGAAGAAGATGCAAGAGAGCAATCTGGAGGATAATATCTGATAGATACACGCCCTCTTATCTTTTTTTCATTTTATTTTTGGAGGTCGAACAATATGGACATTTACTTGGTGTTTGGTTTTATATCCGAAGATGGCTCTGACGAAGGCCACACTTATATCTATGGCGTTTTCGATAATCGAGTTGTCGCCGAAGAAAAGAAGAACAAACTTGAAGAGGCACTTGAGCGAGACGGTTCCGATGAACGTATTTATATCAAGTACCTGAAGATGAACGAAGAGACACGGCTATTTTACGATACAGTGGAGGATTTGTGATGGAGGATATTATGCACATCCAGTCGAGCTTTCTGCGCGGCGTCGCTGCACGGACCATCAACAAGGCCGTACAGAAGCAGGGCTACAAGAGCACGGAAGTGAAGCTCAATGATATTTTTGCCGGGTACAGCGAGGATGAGAAGAGAGTTCACCTGCATCTTGACATTGATGCCAAGATGAGCAAGGCAGACTTGATGGCAATTCTGAAGCAGGCCGGGGTGCTGTGACGCGAAATTTTCAGTGTGCTTTATGAGATGGTTAGTCTCAGAATTATATTTTGGAGGTTGAACAATTATGAAGAAAGCATTGAAAATTGGTATTATGGGAATGATTGGATTTATGCTGTTTGTATATGGAGGACTGAACGGATACTGCCTAGCATGGCGTAGACTCTATGATAGAGGAAACTACATTGGTGCAGACGGACTTTCTTGTATTGCAAGGCATACTTTCAAACCCGTATTTGTTACGTACATGGACTTCTTCATGGAAAGTTATACCAAACGGAAGAACTGACCATGAGAGCTTACGAGAAATCGTAGGCTCTTTTATTTTTCAAAATGGAGACAAGCTGAGCGCCGCCAGTGGCGGAAACAGCGAAGCGAGGCTCGGGTTCCTTAAATTTCAAGGGAGGTTTGACAATGAAACTGACGAAAACGTGCGCGCGATTCCTTCGGAAAAACGGCGGGACGCTTCTGGCCATCGGTGCATCCATGGGTGTGGTGCTGACGGCCATTGAGACCGGCAAGGCGACCATCAAGGCGGAAAAGCTGATGGAGCTGAACAAGGACATCCCGGAGTACGACACCAGGCAGAAAGTGCTGGACTGCTGGCACTTTTATATTCCGGCGGCTGTGGTGGGCGCTGGCACCATCGGCTGCATCGTGGGCGCAAACATGCTGAGCCGGAAGGAGATCGCACGCCTGAGCGCCGCTTACATGGCGTTGGGCAAGACCTATCAGGAGTACCGCAGGCAGGTGGCTGAGCGCATCGGCAGGGAAGAAGAGCAGCAGCTTCACGCAAGCGTCGCGGAGGAGGTCAAGCGTGACAAGGACGGGGACGTTATCCGGCTGTTCTACGAGCCTGCGACAAAAAGATATTTCCATGCCACTATGGCGGATGTGACACAGGCATCGTACTGGTTCAACCGGGAACTGATGACGGAAGGCTGTGTCTCCGTGAATGCGTGGTGTGACTACCTGTGCTCGGACGAGCTGCCGTTCTTGCCGGACGGTGACGAGCGCGGCTGGTGCATCGACCAGCTTGTCTATGACTTGGATTCTTACTGGATGGACTTTGAGTATGACAAGCAGACGACCGACGACGGGCTGGAAGTCTACTATCTGGCACCCATGCTCGACCCTGTGAACAACTATCTGAACTATGAGTCGCCGGACTACGTGGAGACTGCAAAAGAGCTGAAGGAGGCTAACAATGGCTAAGATCAACTGGTGGAGAGTGGCAAGCATCGCACTGCTGGCAGGAAGCGCACTGCTGGGCTTCGGGCATGACCTGATCGAGGACCAGAAGAGCGAGGACGAACTACATGACATGGTGCAGGAAGAGGTGCGCAAGCAGCTGGCCGAGAAAAACAACGCGAACTGACGCGAAAAATTCAGTCTGCTTTATGGAAGAAGATCCAAACTGAACAGATAAAGGAGATTTGAATTATGTATGATCGCAACTATTACGCTCAGGTGGATGATGCTATGATGAAGTTATGGAAGGACTTCGGCAGGAGACTGCTGCACGTGCTGGATGGCACGATGCGGTATGTGCTGACCCTGCCGATCCGGACATACGAATACATCTATGACACCATCTCCGGAGAGCTGACAAGTCAGCGTGGAAGCAGGATTCGGTTTCAGAACTTGAAACAGAATGGACACATCTGAAAAGGCGGGAGCTGTAGAGAAATCTACGGCTCTTTCTTTTTATAAATTCATTGATATTTTGGAGGCATGAACATGAACTGGAAAACACTGACCAAAACGGCGAAGAGGACGCTCAGCCGGAACGGCTCGAAGATCCTGCTGGGCTTCGGCATCTACACTGCTGTCTCGCCGTAAGCAGACCGTATATGTCCCCGAACGTAAGGGTAGTGCCCGCATTGATAAGGAAACTGGTGAGCTTATCTACAAAGAGTCTGGCCGCCGGTATTTCGATAAGAAGAAAGGCGAGTTTGTTGATGCACAGCAGAAGGTAAGCCTTATTTCCATGACGCCCGATGCGCGCACCCTCTCTTCCGGTACGCCGCAGGAGAATCTGTATGCAGATTTCTCGAACGAGCTGAAAGCACTTGCACGGAAGGCTCGGAAAGAAGCTGCTAACATGAAGGGCTTGGTTTACAGCCCTGCGGCTGCCAAAGAGTATCGCGCGGAAGTTGATTCCATCAACGCGAAGCTTGAGTCTGTCATTGCTAACAAGCCGAAAGAGCGCCGCGCCATGGTGATAGCAAACGCGAACATTAAGGCAAAGATTCAGGCGCTGGACCTTGATCCTAAGCTTGACAAGAAGGAAATCAAGAAGATCTCTTCCGTTGAGATGCAGCGTGCGCGTGATTCAATCGGTGCAAGCGGAAGTAAGACACGCATTACGTTCACAGACCGTGAATGGGAAGCTGTGCAGAAAGGTGCAATTTCGGATTCCAAGTTGACAAAGATTCTTAATGCTTCTAAGTCGGACGAAATTGTTAAGCGAGCAATGCCGAAGACTGCTACTGTGATAACCAACGCGAAGATGGCCAAAGCAAAAGCGATGCTCGCCAACGGGTATACCTATAACGAAATTGCCAAAGCTTGTGGTGTTCCCGAGTCCACTGTTTACAGTGCTCTGAATAAGTAAGGAAGGCTTTGAACTATGATTCGATGCTTTTTAACAACGACCGATAACCCTTATAATCCCTACAGCCAGTTCGACGACTGGTATCGTTTCGATATGGATAAGGGCTACAACTCCTGCGGACTGCTGATGCGGCTGGCCTATACCTCTGACCAGCTGACGGATGCAGAGAATGCATACGAAATTGAGCAGGCTATTGATAAAATCATCGCCAACGACCCGCTCAACATCTACAAGAAGCTCAAGATGGAGGTCGAAGACGACACGACCCTTGCGCAAAGCGCGTAAGGGGATAGGGAGGGGGTCGCAAAATCAACACCCCCTCTCAAATCGCGCCGGTCTTTGATATTTCTCCGGAGGGAAAAATGATATTTGGGCTTTCATGTCCTATATCAGACTCCGTTGATATTTTACAAAGCAAAAACGCCAGTATCCGAACCTCCATACGGATGCCAGCGTTTTTTATACTCAGTTGTTCTGACTCTCTTCAACAACTACACTCATATAGGAATTGAAAATTTTGAGAGCTCCGATGATGTTCTGATGCATTTGCTCCATAGTTACAGGGACGTAATGAGTGTGCTGTGAATCAGAGAGATATTTGGATAACTTCCGAATTTTCTTGTTTCGCATTTCGAGTACACCTCCTTTCTTTAGGGATAGATGGATACTGCTTTCTCCTTTGGTACCAAGTCTATCGTAAAGTTGAATAGGAGTCAATATATCGAATGTGCGAAAAACTCATTGGAATTTCGCGGCTTTATAGGACAACTGACAAAAGCCAAACTTGCCGAGGTCTGGGGAGTAGACCGGACTTCGGCGGTTTTTCTAAGGGTTCACGGGTACACTCCCTTATTATACCTTTGTGGTACGGGTATGGATACGTTTTCATGATCGTTCAACCTCCAATAGAACTTTCCCAAAATCATTTCCTCCTTTTGTGTCGAGTTACTGCTTTGCTCTGACATACCCGTGAACCCTTAGAAAAGCCTTTTATTTTTGTCATGAAGTTATTCATGACAAACTTTGAAAAAAAAAAAACAAAAAACACCAGCAATGGCGGGTAAACCAAAATCTGGCGGATAAGAACGCGAACGATATTTGACAGAATTTTACAGAAAGGATGGTGCCGGAAATGGGCGCAAGAAAAACTTCCGGCGCTGACCTGCCCGCAATGAGGCCGGCACTGACTCCGGAAGCACGAGAAAACCAGATGATCTCTCTGGCAATGGACTTGGTGGAAAAGCGGATACGGGAAGGAACAGCCTCTTCTGCAGAGACCACCCACTTCCTGAAGCTGGCGACGAGTAAGACAATGCTGGAAAAGCAGAAGCTCGAGGAAGAAAACAAACTGCTGCGGGCAAAGACAGAGGCGATCAATGCAGCGAAGGACAACGAAGAGCTGTACCGGGAAGTGCTCAAGGCTATGAGAGAGTATTCCGGCGAGGATGATGGCGAAGGAGAAGAGTATGAGTGCTGAGGTGTTCCGGATGCTTTGGGTCGTGGCAGTCCCAGCGTTGTTTGGAGAAGTGTTCTGGTTCGGTGAATACGGCGGTGTGAACGAGAAACAGGACAATATGCTGTGGGCCGTGTTTCTTGCGACAGTTACATTCCTGATTGCGGGTGCATTTGCAATGGACCACGGGTACATCTGAGAAAGAGGCGGCTCTATGACAGAGTTCGAGAGGATACTGTTGTCTAGCTTCCTTGCATGTTTTGTGGCCTTTCTGCTGGCGGTATGGCTGGGGAAGAAACCGGATAATGCCCTGAGCAGAAGTGCTCTTTGTATGGCGGGCCTTACGGGCATGATTTCACTGCTATACGAAATTGTGGAGATGCTGAAATGAAAAGCTACAGCGAAATGTGCCGATGTGGGACATTCGAGGAGAGGCTGAAGTATTTACAGCTTCACGGGACGGTGGGAAAGGACACCTTCGGGTTTGACCGATACCTGAACCAGGACTTTTACCGCTCGAAGGAGTGGCGGCAGTTCCGGGACAGGATCATCGTGCGGGACGGAGGCTGCGACCTCGGGTGCAAAGACCATCCTATCGCAGACATCACAGTCAGCGGAGGAAAGGTGAGCCGGACGCGCATTACGATACACCACATCAACCCTCTGACGAAAGAGGACATTCTCGAGCACCGGGAAGCACTGTTCGACCCGGAGAATGTTATCAGTGTGTCGGATGCGACACACAAGGCCATCCACTACGGGGACGAGAGCGCCCTGAAGCCGACGTATGAAGAACGCAGACCGGGCGACACCTGCCCGTGGAGGAAATAATAATGTACAAACGGAGAGCTTACAGCCAGCGGGAGCAGGACTACTCCCTTGAGCTGCGGAACGAGCTGGAAGAAGCCGAAAAGATGATCCTGAAGATCGGGCCATGCCGGGAGCGTAGCCTTGCGCTGACGAAGCTGGACGAGGCACTGATGTGGGCGAACGTGGCCATTGTGGAAGCTGGTGTGGCGGACTACGCGCAATGAAAAACCGCCCCGGCGGAGAGCTGGAGCGGCTTTGCAAAATTATTCTACCCAGTCATAGTAATCATCAGTGCTGAGAACTTTTCTCATGGCGTCTGGCGTGATTTTTGTAAACGTAACAGTATACCCACTCAATGTTACAGAAATTGCCTGATCCGAGCCCACCTTAGTATACTTCATGGTCTCGTTCCATCCTCCGCCATAGGGGTAATGTACGACCATGCCCGTTTCGAGATCTCCTGATGTGATTTTGCCTACTTGTACAGACAGGTCACCATTTGTAGAGAAACTGCGTACCGAACCATCACCAAACCAGATGCCATAGTACATATCATAATCTTTACCATGCCTCACATAGCAAAGATCGTAAGAGTACATGGAAGGACGGCTATAGTAGTCTAAAAGTGCTTGGGCCAGTTCATCCCGTAATTCAGGAGAGAGGGATTCTTTGGACGATGCGGATGCATCGGAAGAAGATGAAGTCGCCGCACGGTTTGTAATGGAGGACTCCGGCTTCGGCTGAGAAGGATTCCAATCGAAGTAGTCGTCAGAAGAAAGCACCCTTTTGACAGCGGCGGAGCCTATAAGCGAAAAATCAGTGGTGGTGCCGTCGGCTGCAGTGACTGTAATGGTGTTATCTTTATCAGGATAAGTGTAGCGGAGAGATACCTCGAATCCGCCGTTGTATGGAAAAGAAACAACCATTCCACCAGCGCTGCGCAAACTGCCGGTTTTCCGCTTGCTGACCATAACGCTTAAATCGTTCGTAGTGAAATAGCGAACGGTGCTGTCGTCTTTTCGGATAGCATAGTAGGCATCATAGTCACTATATCGGTGTACGAAGCATAAGTCATATGACAATGCGGAAGGAGACACCGAACGGCTGTAAGTTGTATCGCCGCTGGATACTTCATCGATCGTATCGGAAATGACAGATGAAACAGATGCTGCTATCTCGGATGTTTTATTTTGCGCAGAAGAAACAGCGCTATTTACCGCATCCTGAGCTTTTTGAGTCACGGTCTGTGTTCCTGATTTGATCGTGCTTTCTGTTTCTTTCGAGAACGAGTGATATTTTATGACGATCGGCGTGTCTGCGGGGTACCACGTGTTATCATCGAATTCAGGTGCGCCATCAACAGTAACCTCAATAATGTCGTTTTCCGTTTCCAAAATTCCGAAAAACAGATCTCCTGCGCCTTCGGCTGTGACGTTCGTGAAGCCTGCGTCCTTTAGCTTTTTGTAAGTGTTGCGGTAATCGCCGGAGCTGCTGGCACCAGAGGGATAGAGGATCTCACCCATAGCCGCGTGAGAAGCGACGATGCTTTCGGCCTGCTTTTGTTTCTTTACTTCAGAGATGTGAGAAGAACCACTAAATAGTGCAAACAGAACGGCAAGACCGGCGATAGCAGAGAGCGTCTCGCTGCGATGTGTTTTTACAAATTGGATACACCATCCCAGCCCCGCAACAAAAGCGGCTTCGAAGGCTTCCATGTTTTCCTGGCTCTGTGCCTGAGCAGCTTTGGCTGCTTCACGGGCTTCTTCGGCCTCCCGAGCCTCACGGGCTTCTTTCTCAGCTTTCTTTCGCCGATGATCTTCAAACGGAGAAGCGAATATATCAACGATGCGGTGAATGGAGTCTGCATTTTTGACTCGGGCATCGTCATAAATACGCTCCGTGTGCATGGTGCGCTGGTCAAGAAGGTCGATCTTTGCGCCGCAATACTGACAGAAAACATAGTTGTTTGGCGTTTCATCGAAGGTGAGGTTAACGCCGCAGTTGGGGCATTTACAGGCACGCATGATAGACATCCTCCTATAGTATGGAATCTTTAAGGCAAGTATAGCATGGAGACAGAGGAGTGTAAAGAAACGAAAGAGGATTTTTTGCCAGATGTGCGAAAGGAGATAACTTATGGACAGCATCCTGACAAGCGTGAAGAAGCTGCTGGGGATAGCGGAGAGCTACACGGCGTTTGATGCGGACATCATCATGCACATCAACGCGGTATTTCTGGTGCTGCAGCAGCTGGGAGTCGGGCCGGAGAAGGGCTTTGGCATCGTGGACGCAAGTGCCGTGTGGGACGACTTTCTGCCCGGAGACGAGCGGGCGAAGGCCATCGCGTCCTACATGGGCGCAAAGGTAAGGCTCGCGTTCGACCCGCCGCAGAGTTCGACCGCCATGGAGGCGCTGAAAAATACCGTTGCAGAAATGGAGTTTCGGCTGAACATCGAGTTTGATAAAACAGAGGAATGACAATGGAACTGAACGAAAAGCTCATCTTTGGCACGGTTTTGCGCTCAACCGATGAGTCAGACGAATACGGCATTTGCAGGAAATGCGCTCGATTCAAGACAGATGCCTGTCCAAACGCGGCACGGTGTTTCAGCACGCTGTATAAGCCTTATTTCGAATCTATCGCAAGTCAAGAAATTAGTGCAACATCCAAATAGCATATTTGTGATATGCAATTCAATGCTGTTGCATTGAAAAGTTGAATTGCTATAAAATGAACGATTGACAGGAGAACGGAATCATGGCACTCTCGAACACGGCCACGCCCATCTACTACGGCCGGTTCCGGGAGGCCGTGATGCGGGGCGAGATCCCTGTCTGCCGGGAAATTTCAATGGAAATGAACCGGATCGACGACCTCATCGCGAACCCGGGCGTTTACTACGACGACAAGGCCGTCAACGGCTTTATCAAGTTCTGCGAGAGGGAGCTGACGCTGACCGACGGCAGTGATCTGAAACTGCTGGACAGCTTCAAGCTCTGGGCGGAGGAGATCTTCGGCTGGTACTACTTTGTGGAGCGGAGCGTGTACGTGCCGGAGCCCGGCGGACATGGGGGACACTACGAGCGCAAGCGCATCAAGAAGCGGCTCATCACCAAGCAGTATCTCATCATCACCCGTGCGGCCGCAAAGACCATGTATCTGGAGTGCTTACAGGCCTACTTTATGACGGTGGACAAGAGCACGACCCAGCAGGTGACGACTGCTCCCACCATGAAACAGGCAGAAGAAGTCCTTTCGCCGTTCCGGACAGCACTGGCGCGGGCGAGAGGGCCTGTTTTTAAGTTTATGACCATGGGCAGCATCCAGAACACCACGGGTGCGAAGAGCGACCGGGTGAAGATGGCCTCCACCAAGAAAGGAATCGAGAATTTCCTGACGGGTTCGCTGCTGGAGATACGCCCCATGACCATCGAGAAATTACAGGGTCGGCGCGACCGTGTGGCGACCGTGGACGAATGGCTCTCCTGCGACATCCGGGAAGACCCCATCGGCGCCATTGAGCAGGGCGCAGCCAAGAACGAAGATTATCTCATCGTGGCGGCAAGCTCGGAGGGTACTGTCCGAAACGGCTGTGGCGACACCATCAAAATGGAGTTGATGGAGATCCTGAAGGGCGAGTATATCAACCCGCATGTCTCCATCTTCTACTACAAGCTGGACTCTATCGACGAAGTAGGCAAGCCGGAAATGTGGCTGAAGGCGAACCCGAACCTCGGGCAGACTGTGAGCTACGAGACTTACCAGCTGGATGTGGAGCGCGCTGAAAACTCGCCCGGCGCACGGAATGATATTCTGGCCAAGCGATTCAACCTGCCGATGGAAGGCTACACCTACTTCTTTACTTATGAGGAGACCCTGCGGCACCGACACCGGGACTTCTGGCAGATGCCCTGTGCTATGGGCGCTGACCTTTCGCTGGGCGACGATTTCTGCTCGTTTACCTTCCTGTTCCCGATGGAGAACGGATATTTCGGGGTGAAAACGCGAGATTACATCACCAGCTACACCCTCTCACAGCTTCCGCTGGCGATGCGGCAGAAGTACGAGGAGTTCATGAACGAAGGCACTTTGCAGGTGTTCGACGGGACTGTGCTGGACATGATGCAGGTTTACGATGACCTCGACACCTACATCCTGCAGAGCGAGTATGACGTGCGGGCCTTTGGCTACGACCCCTACAACGCGAAGGAATTCGTGGAGCGGTGGGCGCAGGAGAACGGCCCCTTTGGCATCGAGAAGGTCATTCAAGGCGCAAGGACGGAGAGTGTGCCGCTGGGTGAACTGAAGAAGCTGAGCGAGCAGAGAAAGCTGCTGTTCGACGAGGCACTGATGGAGTTTGCCATGGGCAACTGCATCACACTGGAGGACACCAACGGGAACCGGAAGCTCTACAAGCAGCGGCACGACAAGAAGATCGACGCCGTGGCGGCGCTGATGGATGCCTACGTGGCGTGGAAGCTGAATCGGGATGCATTTGAGTGAGGTTATATATGATGGGTGACTGGTGGGATCATATTGCCCATGCAATCAGTTTGAAGTGAAGGCAGGTGAGAAATCAAAATGGATTACTGGAAATTCATGGAGCACGGGCTGTTTGGAAAGGGCAGTGCGCGGAAGAATCACAAGTACTACCAGCGGGTCGAAGTAGGCACGGACCGGAACGGCAACACGGAATATTACTACTTCTACAGTAAGGAAGCATACGACAACTACCGGAGAAGCCGGGCGATCAGCAGAGGCGAGGACCCCGACAGGAAGCCGACCCGCGCCCAACAGAAAGAGTGGGACAAGCAGAAGACTCTGAACGGCAAAGCCCGCCTTACCGGGGCATACCGTCGGGAAAGGCACCCGAACGGGCGTGGTGCGTGGGTGGCCACCGAGGAGTACGAGGACAAGGACGGCAAGCTGAAGCTGCGCAAGAAGTACATCTCGGGAGACGAGGTGACGAGACTGCGGAACAACATGTACCGAAAAAAGCGGGCCGAGGCAGAGACTGGCAAGGAAAAGAAAGCCCGCATGAAAGCCGCTAAGAAGCGGTACAACAAGAAAATGTCGGCGGCACGCCGGAAACGGGCAGTACAGAAGGGCGCACAGAGAGTGGCGCGGCTGCTGGGGCGGAAGCTGACATTGCAGGGAAAGTGAGGTGATAGTAAAGTGCAGACCTACAAAAATGAACTCTATCACTGGGGCATCAAGGGCATGAAGTGGGGTGTGCGGCGTTACCAGAACAAAGACGGCACCCTGACTGCGGCCGGAAAGAAGCACTACAACGGAGACGGGAATGCAGGTGAGGAAGCTGAACAGGTCGAGTACGCGCCGAAGCGGACTGGAAAAGATGCCAGTGCATACACGGATGAAGAGCTTCGTGCCAGAATCCAGCGTATGCAGATGGAAGACCAGTACCGTACCCTGATGGGCAAGACCGACATCCGGGTAGATGACCCGAATCGCGAATTGAAGCTCGAGAAAGAGCGGTTGCAGCTCCAGAAGGATGTGAAACAACTCCGGCATGATGTTTACGTTGGAGAAAGTTTCATTAAAGATGTTATGAAAGACGCTGGTAAGAAAGCTCTGACAGATGCGACAGCAAAGGCTTTGGGAGTCGGCGGACATACGCTGGTCGAAAAAGGATTCCATAACCCTGACCTCGCGAACATCATGTTTCCATTGAAAGATAACGGACAGAAGAAGGACGATAAAAAAGACAGTTGAAGTCTGGAGAAAATCAAAATGGTGACGAACTGAGCGCCGCCAGCGGCGGAAACAGCGAAGTGAGGAACTGGCCGGGGTCAGCAGGATGCGAACGGATGTGAGCAGACGCTGGGCACCCCAACTCGGGTTCCTTAGAAAGGATAAAGATGCCTAATACCTTTGGCTCCAGGCTGAAACACGCCTGGAACGCATTTCTGAACCGGGACCCTCCCCGGGTGTACGGAGGGGGCTACAGCTACCGGCCCGACCGGCCAAGGCTGAACCGGACGACCGACCGAACCATCCTGACGGCAATTTACGCCCGGATGGCGCAGGACGCCACAGCGATCACCATAAACCACGTAAGGCTCGACGAAAACGACCGCTTCGATGCGGTGTTGGACTCGGGCCTTAATTCATGCCTGAACCTTTCGGCCAACAAGGACCAGACGGGCAGGGCTCTGCGGTACGACATCTATCTCTCCCTGCTGGACGAAGGCGTCATCGCCATCGTGCCGGTGGACATTGACGAGGACCCGGTGACGGGGGAGACAGAGATCCGGTCGATGCGGGTGGGCAAGGTGAAGGAGTGGTACCCGGGCGATGTACGGGTGGAGCTTTACAACGACAGGACCGGGCAGAAGGAAGAAGTCATCCTGCCGAAAGAGCGGGCGGCTATCGTGGAGAACCCCTTCTATTCTGTCATGAACGAGCCCAACAGCACCGTCCAGCGGCTCATCAGCAAGCTGCGCATCATGGACGCCGTGGACGAGCAGGCCGGAAGCGGAAAGCTCGACCTCATCATCCAGCTGCCCTACACCGTGAAAAGCCCTGCCCGGAAAGAACAGGCGCAGGAGCGGCGGAAGACATTGGAAGAGCAGCTGGCGGGCAGCCGATACGGTATCGGCTACATTGACGCTACGGAGCATATCACCCAGCTGAACCGGAGCCTCGAGAACAACCTGCTGAAAAGCATCGAGTACCTGACCAACATGGCCTACAGCCAGCTGGGGCTGACGCCGGAGATCATGAACGGCACAGCGGACGACACTGTCATGACCAATTACGAGAACCGAGTCATCGAGCCCCTTGTGGCGGCTGTGGTGGATGAACTGAAGCGGAAGTTCCTGAGCCGTGAAGACCTCAAGGCTAAGCAGAGCATCATGTACTTCCGCGACCCGTTCAAGCTGGCACCCGTCTCGATGGTGGCCGAGATGGCCGACAAGTTCACCCGTAACGAGATCATGACGTCGAATGAGTTCCGTCAGGTCATCGGAATGAAACCCTCGAAAGACCCCAAGGCAGACCAGCTGCTGAACAAGAATCTTTCTCCCAACGCGGGACAGGCGGCACAGATTGGCAGTGACCACGCCGCAAGAGGGCGAGAGGCTGTGGAGCAGATGGTAAATGAATCTTAAAAGAAAGGAGAAATCAAAATGGTGAATTTTGACTACGACTGCAGCGGCTGGGCGACGAAGGCGAACACCAAGTGTTACGACGGGCTGACCATTGCAGAAGACGCATTCAAGGGCTGCAGTGGCCAGACCGTGCCGATGGTGTACAACCACGACCACTCGAGCCTTGACAATGTCATCGGCCACGCACTGCTGGAAAACCGCAAGGGCGGGGTCTACGCTTACGCCAAGTTCAACGACACGCCAACCGGCCAGACGGCCAAGAAGTGCGTGGAGAACGGCGACCTGAACGCTTTTTCCATTTGGGCCAACGGTCTGCAGAAGGCCGGACAGGTGGTGAAACACGGCGTTATCCGGGAACTGAGCCTCGTACTGGCAGGCTGCAACCCCGGCGCGCTCATTCAGGAAGTGGTGAAGCACAGCGCTGACAATATGGACGATGAGGGCTGCGAAGCCTTTATCTTTAACGACCCGGGCAGCCTGAGCCTCGAACATGGCATGGACCCGGAGGGCAACCCGTTGGAGGAGGCCGTACTGGCCCACTCCGACGACAACAAGGAGGACGGCAAGATGGCCGAGGAAACCAACGGTAAGACGCTCGAAGAGGTCTACAACAGCATGACCGACGAGCAGAAGGAATTTTGTCACCTGATGGTCGGTCTGGCTCAGGAAGAGAAGGCCAGCGACGGCGGCGAAGATGACAATGACAAGGAGGATGAAACCGACATGAAGCATAATGTTTTCGACAAGGATGCGGGCAAGCAGACCGTGCTGAAGCACAGCATCGACGACATCAACAGCATCATCAAGGGCGCAAAGACCAGCGGCACCCTGAAGGCGGCCTTCGACAACGCCGGCGTGGAGCAGGGCGAGATCGATGCGCTGAGCCACGGCATCGACAATATCGACTGGCTGTTCCCGGAAGACCACCTGCTAAATACCACGCCCCGCATCATCGACAAGCCCGACGACTGGGTGAGCGTAGTGATGGGCGGCGTGAAGCACATCCCGTTCAGCCGCTTCAAGAGCATGTTCGCAGACCTGACCCCTGAAGATGCCCGTGCCAAGGGTTATGTGAAGGGCAATTATAAAATCGAAGAGGTCTTTGGCCTGCTGCGCCGCTCCACCGGCCCGACCACTGTGTATAAGAAGCAGAAGCTCGACCGCGACGACGTGAGCGACATCACCAGCTTCGATGTGGTGTCCTGGCTGCGCAACGAGATGCGCTACAAGCTGAACCGTGAGCTGGCGCTGGCCTATATCCTGGGCGATGGCCGTCAGGCGGCAAGCGAGGACAAGATCGACGAGAACTGCATCCGTCCTATCTTCAACGATGCCGACCTGTTTACCATCAAGGTACAGGTGGCTACGACCGGCCTGAGCAAGGTGGAGGACAAGTACAAGGCCTTCATCAAGCAGGTCATCCGCAGCCGCAAGGAGTACCGCGGCAGCGGCACCCCGGTTATGTTCACCACCGAGGACGCTCTGACCGAGATGCTCCTGCTGGAAGACAACATGGGCCGCACGCTCTACGCCGACGAGGCTGCACTGGCCCGCAAGCTGCGCGTGAGCAAGATCGTCACGGTGCCTGAGATGGATGGCCGTAAGGGCGCCAAGGGCGGTGATCTGGCCGCCGTTATCGTGAACCTCAGCGACTACACCGTGGGCGCAGACAAGGGCGGCGCTGTCTCCATGTTCGACGACTTCGACATCGACTACAACGCCATGAAGTATCTCATCGAGACCCGCTGCTCCGGCGCACTGACGACTCCCTACAGTGCTATGGCCATCGAGTGGGCGGCGTAAAGAGCGCCGGATGCCCTCTCCGTCAGCTCAGCTGACACTTTTCCTCAGAGGGCAGGCACAGAATAAACCTCTAAGGCGCTTTAACTTTAGAGCGCTCGCCCGTTAGGACCTCTCTGTCGGCTGCGCCGACACCTCCTCTTGAAAGGGAAGACTTTGGCAGGACGGTTTTGAGACTGCTGGACGAATGAAATTTCGTCTGGGCGTAAACGGCAGTGCGCTGCTAGAGAGGGCAGACACTGCAAAAGAAAGGAGATCAAAAATGACCCTGAAACCTTTTTATGATCGTACTGAGGACGTACACGTGGGCGCATATGTCGCTTACGGTCACACCGACGGCAAGCTGTATGCTGACGCCGAGCACAAGGTGAAGGTGAGCGCCGCCGACCTTGGCCGCGCCTTCATGCTGGGCCGCCTTATCGTGTGCGACGGCAAGAACTACTTTGCGCCCATCGCATACGCAGAGACCACCGGCGTGAAGACCTATGACGGCACTGCCGCCAAGAGCTGGACGGCAAGCGCCGAGTAATTTTGGCGGCCATGGAAGTTAGTGTACACTGACTCTGGAATTGAAATGGAGTGACGAAGCAATGGCAAAATGGTTTGGAAAAATCGGCTTTGAAGGGCAGACTGTGGAGACAGCACCCAGCGTATTCACCGAGGAAATGGTGGAGCGCGAATACTACGGCGATGTGCTGGAGTGGGGCCGACAGCTGCAGGCAGGGGATGGAGTGAACGACAATGTCACGTTCCAGAACCGGCTGAGCATCGTGGCAGACCCTTTTGCCCACGAGAATTTCGGCTCCATGCGATACGCCGAATTTGGCGGCGTGAAATGGAAGGTGGCGGACGTGAAAGTACAGTACCCGCGCCTCATCCTGACATTCGGAGGGATATACCATGAGTGAGCAGAGACTGAGGCTGGACAGCATTCTCCGGAGGGTGCTGCAAGAAACTGTCGGAGAAATACATCTGTACTATCAGCCGCCCGCCAACCTGAAAATGCAGTACCCCTGCATCCGATACGATTTGAACCGCATCCGCAATGTACACGCTGACGGCCACGTCTATCTCCAGCACCCTTCCTACACGGTGACGGTGATGACCAAGACCCCGGACAGCGACCTCACAGCGGCCGTGTCACGCCTCGACCAGTGCAGACACGACCGCTCTTATATTGCGGACAATTTATACCACGACGTGTTCACTATGACCGTTTGAAAAACAAAAAGGAGGAACAAGACCTATGAGCAAACTGGAATGGGATAAGACCGGCGAGCGCCTGTATCATCTGGGCGTTGACCACGGCGTCGTTTTCCCGATGGTAAAGGGCAAGTATAGCACCGGCGCACCCTGGAACGGCCTGACCGCTGTGAACGAGAGTCCTGACGGCGCAGACCCCAACGACATCTACGCCGACAACATCAAGTACGTGTCCATCCGCTCGGCAGAGAACTTCAAGTACACCCTCGAGGCACTGACCTATCCGCCCGAGTTCGAGCAGTGTGATGGCTCTGTCGAGGTGGCAAAGGGCGTGAGCATCGGCCAGCAGAAGCGCTGCCCCTTCGGTCTGAGCTACCGTACCCGCATCGGTGCAGACGACGACCCCGAGAAGGGCTACATCATCCATCTGGTATGGAACAGCACCGCTTCGCCCTCGGACAAGAGCCACGAGACCGTGAACGAGAATCCGGATGCTGAGACCTTCAGCTGGGAGTGCGACACCACCCCGACTCAGGTGACTGGCTACAAGCCCACTGCCCACATGACCATCAACTCCACCCTCATCGAAGCCGCAAAGCTCAAGCTGCTGGAGGACAAGATCTACGGCACCGAGAACGGTGAGAGCACCCTGCCCACTCCGGACGAGGTCATCAAGCTGCTGGGCGGCATTACCGACGCGGCATAAGAACCTCTCAGTCTCGCTCCGCTCGACAGCTCCCCTAATAGGGGAGCCTTTGGCATGTCGGGCCACTCTAAGCTGGATGAGAGAAGCCCAATAGGGCGTAAACGGCAGTGCGCTGCTACAGAGGGCAGGCACTACTATTTTTTTCAAAATGGAAAGAACGAGGGCATGACCTATGATCAAGAAAACCATTTCCTACACCGACTTTGACGGCAATCCGCGCGTCGAAGAGTTCTGGTTCAATCTGACCAAAGCCGAGATGATGGACCTTGGCCTGAGCAAGGACGGCGGCTACGACAAGTACATGGAACAGCTGATGCACAGCACCAAGGTGGGTGAGGCCATCGAGGTGTTCAAGAAGATCCTGCTGCTGGCTTATGGCAAGAAGAGCCTCGACGGCCGCAAGTTCGAGAAGAGCCCTGAGATCACCGCAGACTTTGTGGCGACTCAGGCTTACTCCGACCTCTACGTGGAACTGGCAAGCGACCCGGACAAGGCCGCAGAGTTCATGAACGGCGCGATGGGCGCAGATGTCCGCAAGATGGTGGCCGAGAACGAGGCCAAGGCGAAGGCCGCTGAAGTTTCTGCCGCTGTGGCCGCAAACAACGCCCTGGCGCTGGCCGTGGCGGACCCGCAGTAAAACCTCTCAGTCTCGCTTCGCTCGACAGCTCCCTAGTAGGGGAGCCTTTGGCATATCGGGCCACTCTAAGCTGGATGAGAGAAGCCCAATAGGGCGTAAACGGCAGTGCGCTGCTACAGAGGGCAGGTTTCATAGAAACCTTATCTTGAAAGTGGAGCACTGCCGATTGCAAAACGAAGAACCCATATCAACTAAAAAAAACAAGCCTGACCGTCACGCCAATGCCTCTCCAAAGGGAGAGGTTGCTGTGCAGCAGACGGAGAGGGCTATGACAGGGAGAGTGACGAGATGCTGACCATCCAGATACCCGGTGAAGAATACTGGGATGCTGACCGGGAGGAATTCATCTGCCGGAAGGCCACAACGCTGGCGCTGGAGCACTCGCTGCTCTCTCTGTCTAAATGGGAAAGCAAGTGGCACGTGCCGTTTCTCGACGCAAAAAACGGGCTGACCCCGGAGCAGATGCAGGACTATGTGCGCTGCATGACCCTGAACAAAGGGGTCCCGGACGAAGCATACCGCCATCTGACACAAGAGAACTGCACGGCTATTTATACATATATGAACGACCCGATGACCGCAACATGGTTCCGGGAAGACGAGAATACAAACAAAGCCGGACCCCGCTCAGGAAAAAGCACCGCAAGTGCCGTGACGAGCGAGGTCCTGTATTATGACATGGTGGAGCTGGGCATCCCGTTCGAGTGCGAAAAGTGGCACCTGAACCGGCTGCTGACCCTCATCCGTGTCTGCAACGAAAAGCCTAAGCCACCCAAGAAGGTATCGAAGAGCGAACAGGCGGCCCGGAGAAAGGCGCTGAACGCTAAGCGAAAGAAAGAGCTTGGGACGAGAGGATAGCTGCTCTTTGTCTGAGCTGGACGAACAGAGTTCAATAGGGCGCGAAGGGGCTGGCACTGCTACAGAGAGAAGGTGGGTTCGTGTCCAAAGTTATTCTGTTCCGGCAGAAGGGCGGTTTCAAGAAGACGGAACGCTTCCTGAAAGGTGTCAGCGCCGGGAGACTGGACGCTGTGCTGGCGGGATACGGTCAGAAAGGCGTGGAAGCGCTGGCGGCGGCAACGCCCAAGAAGACCGGAAAGACGGCTGCCAGCTGGAGCTACCGGGTGGAAAAGGGCAAAGACAGCATCGCCATCATCTGGTCGAACTCGAACATCGTGGACGGAACGCCCATCGCCGTTATCCTGCAATACGGACACGGCACGAGAAACGGAGGGTACGTGGAAGGAGTTGACTACATCAACCCCGCCATGCGCCCTATTTTTGGCGAGATAGCCAAGAGAGCATGGGAGGAGGTAAGGCGGGAGTGAGCCAGGAGATAGACCAGCGTGTGGTCGAAATGCGGTTTGACAACGCGCAGTTTGAGAAAAACAGCCGGGACACCATGAGGACGCTGGACAAGCTGAAAGAGAAGCTCAGCTTCAAAGGCGCGGCAAAGGGACTCGAACAGGTGCAGGCCGCCAGCGAGAACGTAGACTTTTCCGGCATGGAGAAGGGACTGGACACGGTTCAGGCCAAGTTCAGCGCACTGGACGTCATCGCCTTTACAGCCTTGCAGCGCATCACGGACAAGGTGATAAGCGCCGGCGAGCAGATGGTAAAAAGCCTGTCGGTGGACCAGATCACCAGTGGATGGGATAAGTATAACGAGAAAACTTCCAACGTCCAGACCATCATGAACGCCACCGGCAAGAGCATCGACCAGGTGAACGGCTACCTGAATAAGCTGATGTGGTACTCGGACGAGACGAGCTACAGTTTCAGTGAGATGACCAGCGCGCTTTCGCAGATGACGGCGGCGGGCGGCAAGATCGACAAGATGATACCCATGATCATGGGCATCGCAAACGCCACGGCGGATGCTGGCAAGATTGGCTTTGCGTTCCAGAGCACCATCCGAAACCTGACCCAGAGCTACAGCGCCGGGCATTTGCAGTTACAGGACTGGAAGAGCCTGAACCTGATGGGTACGGCGACGAAAGCCCTGAAACAGGAGCTTATCGACACTGCGGTGGAGCTGGGCGTCATCAAAGAAGGCAAAGTGACCATCGCCAGCTTTGAGTCAAGCTTGCAGAAGAAGTGGGCCAACACAAAGGTCATGGAAAAGACCTTTGCAAAGTACGCTTCCATGATGGAGGCGGCCTATGAGCTGACCCAGAAGAACCCGGGCATGACCAGCTCGGAGGCGCTGGAACAGCTGAAGGGACAGTACGGGGAGCTGGCAGAACGCGCCGCTCTCGCCGCCCAGCAGGCAACCAGCTTCGGGCAGGCCATCGACTCGACGAAAGACGCTGTCAGTTCAAAATGGATGTCCGTGTTCGAGACGATCTTCGGCAACAAGGAAGAGGCCACCGACACATGGACGGAGCTGGCGAACCGGCTGTACGACATCTTCGTGCCTTCCATCGACGCCCTGAAGGACAGGATGAAAGAAGGCCTCGACAGCGGCTGGCAGCAGATGCGGGACGCTTTTGGCGACCAGGCAGACGCTTACACGACGGTGCTGGAAAAGCTGGCGCTGGCAAAAGGCGCTGTGACCGAAGAGACCATTGAGAAAGAGGGGAGCTTTGCGAAAGCTTTGCAGAAGGGCAAAGTGAACGCCGAACTCCTGACAACCAGTCTCAGCGACACCATCAAGACCTATGCAGAGCTGCTGGAAACGATGGATGAAGCCGACCCGAGATACACTTACATCCAGAAGGACTACGAAGCCCTTCTGAAGCTCAACGATGCGGTGGCGGACGGCAGTCTCGACCTTGAGCAGTATGCAGAAGGGTTGACGGAGGTGTCGGGCCGGGAGCATCTCTTCAACAGCCTGTGGAACATCATGGACGCCATCGGGAAGGTCACAGGCTCTGTCCACGAAGCCTTCACCGAGATATTCCCGCCCACCAGCGGAGAGCAGATACGCTCCATCGCCGAAGGGCTGGATGTGATGACCAAAAAACTCATCATCACGGATGAGAGTGCGGCGAACCTGAAGCAGACCTTCAAGGGCATCTTTGCAGTGGTGAAGGTGCCTCTGACCGCCATGACGACGCTGGCGAAGACCGGGGCAAAGGCTTTTGGCGTACTGGTGGACGTCCTGCGGCCGGTGGGAGCAGTGCTGCTGAAAGTGGCAGGAAACATGGGGAGCTTTGTGTCCGAGATGCAGAGCACCCTGCTGGGAAGCGGGACGCTCAGCGAGAAGCTGGAAGCCATCGCGAAGAGCGCCAAGAAGCTGCTGGACCCGCTGACCACGCTGGGCGACGTGCTGAAAAAGAGCATCGGCGAGAAACTGAGCGAAGCGAGGAAGGAAACTTCAAAATGGGCCGACAGCCTGCCGGACGGAGTGCGCGAGGGGGTCTACACCCTGCTGGGCATTCTGGAAGGACTGGGCGCCGGCACACTGACCGTGGCCGGTGTCGTGGGTGGAGCGCTGAGCGACCTGAAGAAAAGTGCGAACAAAGCAATCGGCACTGTGGCCGACTATATCACCGGGCAGAGCAAGAACCTGAACGGGTATAAGGAAATGCTGACGAGCCTGCCCGCCATCGTGGGGGCTGCAGTGAGCGCCTTTGCTGAGGAGTTCAAGGGCGCTGCCGGGAACGTGGAGAGCGCGGCGTCCAGGGTCTACGAGCCGGTGAAGGCCTTTTTCAAGACACTGAAAGACGGATTTGACTCCATCAGCGGGACGGATATTTACCGGTTCCTGAGCCTTCTGGACGTGGGACTGCTCTCCTACGCCATCGCACAGTTCGCCAAGGCCATGAACAGCCTGCGGAAGATGCTGGCAACACCTCTGTCGAAGATGCTGGACAGCATTTCGGGAAGCTTCAACGCGCTGACGGGGGCGCTGAAAACATGGCAGAAGCAGGAGAACACCAAGATCCTCACGGGCATCGGCTCGGCCCTGCTGATGCTGGCGGGGGCCATGTTCGTCATGAGCCGCATCAACCCGGAGCGGTTCGTCTGGGTGCTGAGCGCTACGGTGGTGCTCATCGCAGAATTGGTGACGGCGGCAAAGCTGCTGAAGCCGGAAGTGAAGGCCTTTGACTCTGCGGTGAGTGGACTCGGGTCTCAGCTGCTGAAAGCCTCGACTCTGTGGGGTTCTGCGGCGGCACTGTTGGGACTGGCGGCGGCGACGAAGGCTCTGTGCTCGGGATTCGTGGCCATCGCGGACGCCATAAAGGGCGAGAACTTTCTCCAGAACCTCGCGGCCTTTGCGGCGGCAGTGACAGGTATGTACGTGCTGACACGGAACATGGGGCTGCTCATTGCCACCGTGAAAGCCCGTGACCTCGTGATAGGCGGTAAGACACTGCTGGGCCTTGGTGCTTCGCTCATCGAGATGGGCATCGGATTGCGGATCGTGGCCGGTGCAATAAAGCCTCTGAGTGAGGTGAAGTGGACGAGCCTTGTGAAAGCCGTAGTAGGAATGGGCGCACTGACAGCCTACCTCACCGCGATGGGAAGCATGCTCGTGCTGGCACAGGGCGTGGCGGACACCATGCTCACATTTCAAAATGGACTCGCCATCGCGGCCATGGGCGGAGGCATGTGGGTACTGGTGCAGGGCGTATGTGCTCTGGCGGGGCTCATCACCGAGAACGTGGACGATGGCACCCTGAACACCACGAAGCTCGAGTACGCCACTACGGCCATGAAGACCCTGATGATCCTCATGACGGCGTTGAGTGTACTCTCCAGCAAGACGAAGCTCAGCTCGGGTGCGGCGGTGCTGGCCATGGCAGGGGCGATGAACGCGGTGGCTGTGGCTGCTGCGGCACTCTGTCTGATCCCCTGGCCTCAGCTGGGAAAAGCGGCTGCTGTACTGGCTGGGCTGAGCGGTGCGATGTTTGCACTGGGCGAATTCGGCTCGGCAGGATGGAGCGAGGGTGCAGGCATTTTCCTGATGGCGGACGCGCTCATGGCGGTGGCCGGGGCGTGCCTGATGCTGAGCAAAGTGACGCTTCCGGATATGGCAAAAGCGGGCACTGCATTGTTGGCTTTAAGTGTCATAGGAGGCACTCTGAGCCACTTTGCCGGTTCGGTCAACTTCATGGGCGTCAGTACCGGAATGCTGGCCATGAGCGCTTCGCTGCTGGTGCTGGCACCGGCCATCCAGCTCATCGGCATGGCAAAGCCGGAAGCAGTGAGCCAATCGCTGTGGATATTTGCCGATACCATGATGGCAATGTTTGCAGGCGGCATGCTGCTGACCTGCATCCCGGAACTTGCGCTCGGGCTTTCGACACTGGCGGGAGCATTTGCCAAGTTCGGCAAGGGAATGCTCTACCTCGCCGGTGCGGGAGCGATATTCGGCGCACTGGCACTGTTTGCCGACCCGCTGTGTACGGCCATCATCAACGCCGCGCCGGACATCGAGGATGCTCTGGTGGCTGTGGTGACGCTTATTTGTAACGCTATCAACCAGAGCGCCGAACCCATCGGCGAGGCCTTTACCACCCTGTGTAAAGTGCTCATCCAGACGGCCATCGACCTCATTGGCTGGGCATGGAGCGGAGAAGGCGGCGAAGGCAATGGCATCAAGGGCGCGCTGGAAGAGCTGGGAAAGAACATCTGGGACGGCATCCGGGACATCTTTTCGCCGTTCAGCGGCAATGGAAACTTTCAGCAGAGAAATGTGGCTTTCAAGTTCAACCCCGATTTCAAACCCCAGCGCATCAATGTCGCAGATGTCTTTACGTTCTCCGGTGCAAAAGACGACGCCGAAAAAGAGGGTAAGGAGATCGGTGGAAATGTCGCAAACGGAGGGGCGAAGGGCGTCGAGGAAAATAAAGCCCGCGCAACGGGTGCTGTACAAGGTATGGTGGACGATACCATAGATGCCGCCAAGAAGGGGTATGACATCAACAGCCCCTCGAAGGTTTTTGAAGAGATAGGCCGGTACATCACAGAAGGCCTTGCCATTGGCATCCAGGACCCGGGCGCTCTGAGCGGGGCGCTGGCAGCGATCCAGACCGTGGCGCAGAGCATCCGGAACGTCTTTACGACTTTCTGGGGCATCCACTCGCCGAGTCAGCTTGCGGAAGAGGACGGACGGAACGTCGTGGAGGGACTGCGACTCGGAATCGGAGACCCCGACCTGAGAAGCCAGCTCTATGATGCAAGCTATGATTCCGCTTCGCAGGTGCGGGACGCTGTGGGCGCGGCACTGGACGAAGCCAAGAAGACGGCCTCGGACAAAATGCTGGAGCTTTACAGCATCATGAAGGCCGACCGTATCATGCCGGACGGAGCGCTCCCCAGCGGAAAAGCCGGACTCGGGGCGAACCGCTACCAGCAGGCGGTACAGGACTACGAGAAGGCCAACGCCAAAGAAGACGCCAGGAATACGCCCTATCTCGGCGCGGACTGGAAGCCCAGTACGATGTGGGACAAGGCGACGGAAGCGCTGCAAAAGTACCAGAGCGGTGAGATCAAAGCGAAAGACGCCCTGAAGGGCCTGACTGGCGAGGCAAAGGACTGGGTCTCAAAGCAGATTGGAAGTGCTCTTGGTCTGGAGGGTCTTGACCCGAGCGAGTATGCCGACCTCATCCTCGAGCAGTACAGCGGCTATCTCCCCGACGACAGTACAGGCGCTTCCACTGCATCTTCCGGCAAGAAATCCTCGAGCAAGGGTAAGACTCTGGCCGAGACCATCGCCGATAAGTACACAAAGGAGCTGAAGGCCAACAAGTACCTCCAGAATGCCGCCGACAAGGAATACAGCCTCTGGGAAGCAGGCGAAGGAAACACTGCTTCCATCGAAGCGCTCATCCAGAAAAAGGGTGAGACGCTGGCGAAGAGCATCGAGCTGCAGACAGCCCGTGTGGACATCGCACAGAGACAGTACGACGAACTGGTCTCCCGGGTGGGAGCCAGCGACGACAAGACGAAGGAAGCCTACAACACTCTGCTGGACGAGAAGAAGAACCTCCTCGACTTACAGCAGGCGAGGTTTGAGAACACCTACAAGGCGGCCATCGAGCGGTACGAGAGCGACGACAAGGTGGCTCAGAGCGAATACCAGCTCTGGGCGGACACCTACGAAAAGACCGCCTCCGTGACCGAGAAGAGCAACAAGAACATCGAGACCATCAACAAGCGTCTGGCCATCCAGAGCGAGAAGACCGCCCTCGCGGAAAAGGCTTGGGTGGAAACGAAGGATGCCCTCGGCGAAGCAAGCCTTGTGACCCAGCAGGCTTACCGGGACTATCTGGAAGCGCGGCAGGAACAGCTGGAGCTGGAAAACGAGCTGGACAAGGCGCAGCTTGCGGCATTTGACGACCTTTCGAGTTTCTATGACAGCCGCATCTCCATGGTGCAGAAGCGGATGAACCTGCTGGACAAGCTCTACAACGATGGCGACCTCAGAGGGCGGGAAGACGCCTATGCCAGCGCGGTGGAGCAGTACGGCGAGGGCAGCATCGAGGCACGGAGAGCGGCAACGCAGGGTACCATGACGGCCCTGATGGGCGTGAACAGCGCACTGACCAGCATGAGATGGCAGATGAGCAAGGTCACGGCCATGCAGCAGAAGTACCAGACTGCCCTCGAACAGGCCGGAGGCAACCGCTACGATGAGACTGTCATGGCCGCTTACGAGGACATGATGGAGACCCGCTCGACCTTTGCGGACTATGTGGGAAATCTGGCAGACGCTCTCAACGTGAGCGACGCCACGAAGAAGGCCATGATGCAGTTCGGTGACGCCATCGCCCAGAACTGGAAGCCTATTCAAAATGGATTCATGGCGGTGGCCAAGAAGATGAACCCGAAGCTGGTACAGGGATTCTCTGACCTGTTCGGCCTCTATATGAAGGACGGAGCCAGCGAGACCGTGGCCGCTGCTACCAACACCGTCGTTGCCGCCATGAGCGGAGACTGGGCCAGTGCGGTTGCAAGTGGGCTGACTGCGGTGCTCGACGTAGTTGGCACGGACTTTGGCCAGACCCTGACCAAAGCCATCAGCACCGCGCTGAAGAATGCCTTCAGCGGAAACGGGATGTTCGCACAACTGCTGACGAAGCTTTTTGGAAGCATCGACCTCGGCGGAAGCGGAAGCTCAGGCGGCTTCCTCTCGAACATATGGCAGTGGCTCAAGGGCGGTGCATCCGCCGCGAAGAGCTTTCTGGGCGGAGCGTCGAAAGCGGCCGCAGGAGCCAGCGGAGCGGCAAAGATCATCCCGGTGCTGAACAGCGTAGGGACTGCCACCGCCAATGGGGCCTCCGGTGTGACCACCGTTGCCAAGGCGGCGGGAGTTGCCAAGGCAGCCGCCACCACTGCGGGAGCTGCCACCTCGGGAGTCCTAGCCAAGGCAGGCATGGGCATTGCCAAAATCGCGGCAAGTCTCGGCCCGCATGGTCTGCTGGCTGCTGCTGTCATCGCAGGAACGGTCGCCGTGGGTACTGCTGTGGTTAAGAACTGGGACAAGGTGAAGGAAGCCGTCGGAAACGCATGGAGCTGGATCAAGGAGAAGGCTTCGGGACTCTGGGACGGCATGAAGAGCATCGGCGGAAACCTCATGAGCGGCCTTGCCACCGGCGTGAAATCCACTGCCAAATTTGGCCTGAAAGTGGCTCTGAGCCCTGCTTATGCCATCATCAGTGGATTCAAGCATATCCTCGGCATCCACTCGCCCTCTAAGGTCATGGCCGGTATCGGTGAATACGTCGTCGAAGGCCTGACCAGAGGTATCGTCTCTACCGAAGGCGAAGCAGAAAAGGGCATGGACGAAGTGGGCGGAGCTGTCATCCGTAGTGCGCTTGCGACGACAAACGCCATTGCAGATTATCTCTCGACTGACAACCATCCCAGCATCACCCCGGTGGTAGACCTTTCGGATGCGTCGAGGAGCAGCGCGTGGCTGAACAGCGCCTTTGCAGACCGGAAAGGAACCATCAGCATGGCGGCGACTGTGACCGGACGGATGGCACGCAGGGCCGAGACTTCCTCGAGAAATCAAAATGGATATGAAACTGCCCCCGCACAGACCCAGACGTACCGGGAAGTGGTGGAGGCCGTTACTGCCCTCGGCGGACGCATCGACAAGGTGGCAGAGTCCGTGAAGGGCATGAAAGTCGTGATGAACAGCCACAAACTTGTCGGCGAGATAAAGAGCGACATCAACGACGCCGTGGGCGACATCATCGAGAAAGGGTGGTAAGGCGTGAGCATCCTTCAGACTGTTGTGCCGGAATGGGCCGACGGATTCACGAGCCTCGTGTTCCATATCCCCGCCGATGCACCCGTGAAGGTCATCCGGACAGGAGAGCTGAACCTTGTGCCTGCCGGGCCGCTTCTCATCGAGCCTTTCGACGAGAAGATAACGACACTGGATGCCGCTCCGTGGCACGGTACCATCGAGCGTACCCCTCTGAAAGACCGGGTTTTCGGGAATGCGGAGGGCAGCTGGGAGTTCTATTATGTCGCAGATGACCAGAGCCACACGTTCTGGGACTGCTACATCCGGATGAATATCCCGAAGGACGCCGACCGGTACATGACGACAGCCAGCACATGGACCTCGACCTATCACACCCTGCTCCACTGTTTACAGGGCCGGCGGGTGCTGGTGGATGTGCCGGACGGAAAGGGGAACATAAAGACTTATAAGGGGCGATGCTGGGTGAGCGGCTACTCCGCAGACCAGAACGGGCAGATAAAAGTGACTATCTCATACAGCCTTGCCCCGCCCGAAGTTTCGTAAAGCGCAGTGCTCTGCTGTATTTTTGCAGCAGGGCATTACAGTTTACGAAAAGATTTTTGAAAGAGCGCCTGGCATGTCGGGCAAGTTACGAGTGGACGAAGGAAGTCTTGTCTGGACGGAAACAGTAGTGCGCTGCTACAGAGGGGAGGTTGAGAATATGGATATGCCGCACGGGATAACGATAGGAAGCATCCACACATGGAAAGACCTTTATCTGATACCGGTATGCCGCCCCATCGTACAGGCCCCGACCGAAAAGACCATGACCCTCGACATCGAGGGACTGAACGGAACGGCAGACCTTTCTCACAGCCTGACAGGGTATCCGGTGTTCAACGACCGGGAAGGAAGCTGGCAGTTTTATCTGGACACGGAACGGTATCAGGAAGAGCATGGTTTCTACGGCCCTGTCGGCGATATGGCATACCGGGACATCCAGCAGAAACTGCTGGCGGAGATGAAAGCGCCGTTCCGGACGAAAGTCATCCTGGACGACGAGCCGCTGGTGTACTACATCGGCAGGGTATGGGTGAGCGGAAAGCCGTCGTATCAGTACGACCACGCAAAAATCACCCTGCAATACCGACTGTACCCGTTCAAATATCTCGTGAAAGAGCCGAACGGCGACTGGCTGTGGGACCCTTTCTGCTTTGAGACAGACCTTGCAACGCCGCAGATGAAGAATGTGGCGATAAAGGCTGGCGAAGAAAAAACTTTCACGCTGGTGGACTCGGACAAGCCTTCGGCAGTCTTTGTGACCAGCAGCGGAAAGGCAGCGGCAATGCTCGGAGACGTAAATGGAGGAAACTACACCCTTATCACCGAGGATTTCGCCACAGACATAGACGCCACGGAAGGCATCGAGAGCACAGAACTCGTATACTTCTTCCAGACACGTCAGCACCGACTTTCGCTGGAAGAGGTAAAGATGCCTGTAGCACTCATGGCTGGAAATTTCATCGGCAGTGTATGGAACAGCAAGCTCACCGTGACACTTGGGGTAAGACGAAAAGGAAGCACTGTTTTGCTTGCGGCTGTCGTGTGGAAAGGCATGGTCAATGACTATTATGGCAAGACTGTGACCGTCGGAGGAGCGATGAAAGCTGCACTCGAGCCAAACACGAGCTACGAGTTCGTGCTCACGGGCGAGACAGAGGGATTTCTCGTTGGAAATGATAGCATCCGGCTGCTTGGCACCGTCACCCACGACGGTGAAGAAAAACCGAATGAGAGCAGTTATGTTCAGCTCAAAGCCGGAAGCACAGAGCTGAAAGAGGGAACCGGCATCCGGACATGGTTTGGCGGAACGATGAGCTTTTATGCCGGCGACGGTGCGGTGCTGACACCGGAAAAGACCGTGAACATCGGCACGATGGACGCTACACTGAACAGAAGCGGACGGACAGTCGTGGTACAGGCTGACGAGGCCGTCATGGTGAGCGTGGAATACAGGCCGGCATTTTTATAGTGTGCTACTACAGAGGGCAGAACGATATGAGATACAAAGTATACGCCGGAAGAGTGGCAGTGGACTTCAAAAACTCACTGGGTACACAGACAGCCCGCTTCCACTGGACCGAAAAAGTGCTTGTCTATGACTCCTACGGAGATTCGATTGAAGGAGAAGAAACAGACGGCATCCTCGCTGAACCAGAAGTGGAACTGGAAAACAAGGCGGCGGGTACATTCAGCTGCCTGGTGCCTTACCAGGTGGAGACCCGTTTCGGAACCATAAAAAATCCGTATTACAGCAATTTTCTTCTGGGCCAGACCTGGGTCATGGTGGAAGAGGACGAAGAGTGCATCTTCTTTGGCCGGGTAACAGGTATTGAAAAACAATTCGAGCTCGACCTCGAAGTCACTGCCGACGGCGTTCTGGACGAGCTGTCGCGGATGCAGACGAAGCTGGACGCCGGGAGTTACCAGACGACAAGCAGCTCCGGGAGCATCCTCGAGCTGATGATGCGCCCGAACCAGAGCGATAAGGGATACAGCCCCGTGAACTGCATGGAGCGGGGGCACGTGACTGTGGACAGCAAGAGCATCAGCACGGAGGAAAGCGGTACACAGGTCGGAAGCTACTGGAGCATCCTGACGACATATCTGCTGGAGCACAAAAAAGGAAGAGACGGATACCTGCGCCTGAGGCTTGCAAATGACCCGGGTACAGAAGATTATTTTTTCTACTACGACTACCTGAAGGAAGAGGATGTCCCGCGCACCGAACAGACCATTGAATACGGCGTGAATATGCTGGATATGTCTTTCGAGGAAAAGAGGACATCGGAACTCGTTAACAGCGTCACGGCACACGGCACCCAAAAAGTGAAAAAAGGCTGGTGGATATTCTCCAAGACGACCTACGAGCCCATCTCCAAAAGCGCTAAAAATGATTTTTCCATTCGGGCCTACGGACTGAACTCGCGGCACATCTATGTGGACGGGCAGGCTTCGACAGAAGATTCCCTCTACAAAGCGGCATTGGAGGAGCTGGACAACTACAAGCAGGTCGTCGAGCCGACGCTGACCATCAAGGCCTTTGACCGGCGAGATGCGGGCGAGAATGTGGACAAGCTGGGATTCCTGCTGAGCACCCGGATACTCTCGACCCCCCATGATATTGACCGGTGGATGGTCTGCACGAAAGTAAAACTGCCGCTGGCTGCAGTCGACCGTAAAGAGTTCACCTTCGGACGGACGAGCAAGAAGCTCTCAAGGCGATTTGACAGCCTTACCGCGGTAGTCAGCCGGCTGAAAGATGCTCTGAACGGTCTGGTTGGACACGTCAACGAGATAAGCGAGACGAGCTGACCTTAAAAAGCAAGCGAAAGGAGGAGCGGAATGACCTACTATGAAGTGCTCGCATTGCTGAAAGAGGAAGTAAAGGGCGTCCGGAAGGCCATCTACGGCGTGGAGGTGCGCGAGTACATCGCACGGTCGATGGAGGCCGTGATCGAGATGGTGCGGCTGGGCATCGAGCGGATGAAAGAACTGGCCTCAGATTCGAAGAACAGTGCAGACGCCTCGGCGAAAAGCGCCGCAGAGTCAAAGAAGAGCGCGGCAGAATCGAAAGCATCGGCCAGCCAGTCGGAAGCCAGTGCGAACCGGAGCGAGGCAAGTGCGGATGCTTCCGCAAAGAGCGCAAGCGAATCTGCCGCAAGCGCCGCAGCCGCAAAGAAGAGCGAGACGAATGCCAAAAGCAGCGAGGATTCGGCAAAGCGATATTCGGACAAGGCGAAAAACGTCATTGCAGAAGCCAAATCGGAGTATAGTGGCGGCTATTACAAGACCTATGACCTGACGGCTCTGAAGGGCAGCTGGAAGAAACTTTCTCCTGTCAAGGGGCCATACCAATACTATTGCGACATCACAGTCCCCGACCTGACGGAGAGACATTCACCATTCTGTTCGACCGGGCTGGAAAGCTATGCGGCAGCGGTGGCGGCAGGGCTGGCGAATGCGGTCGAGACGCGAAATGGCGCGCTCCGGCTTTTTGCTATCCGGGTGCCGACGAAGGACATCGAGCTGGTGCTGACGATTTTTGGGGTGGGGACGACTTCTTACGAACTGACCCTGCCCGTCCGCGACTGGGTCAAAATGGAGTCTGCCATCGGGCCGAACCAGTATTACTGCGATGTGGAAGTGCCGGGATGCCTTTCGACCCTGACTCCGCTGGGGACCACCGCTCTCGAGAACTTCGAGGCGGCTTCTCCGGCAGGGCTGGCCAGCATGATAGAGACCTATGATGGTCATGTGCGCTTTTATGCCGTGCGGAAGCCGACGGCGAACATCGACGTCATCGTAGCGCTCATCAAGAAGGAAGAGCCGGTCAACACCCCTGCTACCCGGGACAAGCTGGGTCTGGTCAAGATAGGCGACGGCATGAACGTGACCAGCGGCGGCAGCATCTCGACGAGAGCTGCGACCGACAGCGAGTTTGATGCTATGATGGTTCGTGTCTTCGGGGAGGGATGACGAATGGCAGGAGAAGTGATATTTGCAAGGCTCAGCCAGCTGGAAGCTTTTGGAACAAAGGTCGTGGCTGATTTTTCCGCCCTGACGGCACGGGTGCAGAGCCTCGAAAGAGCCGGAGGACAGCCGAATATCATCGAGAAGATCCTGGTGAACGGCATTCAGCTGGCTGTGGACGGAAACAAGGCGGTGAATTTCAGCGTTCCGACAAAAACATCTCAGCTGAAGAACGACACCGATCTTCAAAATGGAACACAGGTCAATGAGAAGCTCTCGACCAAGGCTGACAGTGGGCATGACCATGACGGGCGATACTTCACCAAAGAGCAGGTGAACAGCGCCATTGCGGGGAAAGCGGACACCGGCCATACCCATGATGACCGGTATTATACGGAAGCTGAAATGGATGGTAAGCTGGCTGGAAAAAGCAATACAGGGCATACACACAATACCATCAAGGATATTGGTGATGGTAGAACACTTAGTTTTGCATACTCAAAAGACGGTCTTGGATATGAAAGTTATTCATGGCTCGCCGGATGGAATGGAAACGAACTTCGGCCTGTACATAAAAGACAATTTGCTACTGCGGGCCATACCCATGATGACCGGTATTACACCGAAAGCGAGATGGATACGAAGCTTGGCGGCAAGGCGGATGCGGAACACTCTCATGATGACCTGTATTACGCCAAAAGCGAAGTGGACGCCAAGTTTTCTGACGTGGCAGCGCCGGCATGGGACAGCATCAGCGGCAAGCCGACTGCTTTTACGCCGACTGACCATACCCATGATGACCGGTATTATACGGAAGCGGAGATCGACCAAAAGCTGCAGGGACTGCCGACCGCAGGACATAAGCACACAAAGTCGGACATCACAGACTTTCCTGCCCTTGGCACGGCTGCGGCAAAGAATGTGGGCGACTTTGCAGCGGCCAGTCACACGCATAACTATGCTGGTTCGTCCAGCGCGGGCGGTGCGGCAAACTCAGCCAACAAACTGAATAAGAACGCGGGTTCTGCTACGCAGGGAGTATACTTCAAGGATGGTGTGCCGGTCGCTATGACCTGCACGCTGGGCAAGAGTGTGCCTGCGGATGCAAAGTTCACGGACACCAACACCTGGCGCGGGGTGCAGGACAACCTGACCAGCACGGCCACCGACCAGAGTCTGAGCGCAAATCAGGGTAAGGTGCTGAAAGGCCTCGTGGACGGCAAGGCGGCGTCCAGCCATACCCATGACGATCGGTACTACACCGAGAGCGAAATGAATGCCAAGCTGAATGGCAAGGCGAACGCAAGTCATACCCATGACGACCGGTATTACACCGAAAGCGAGATGAACACCAAACTCAACGGCAAAGCCAACAGTTCCCACACCCACAACTACGCTGGTTCCGGCTCTGCGGGCGGCACGGCCAACAGTGTCAACGGCCTGACCTTCGCTGCCCAGACCACCGACCCGGGGGCGGGAAGCAGCCTTGCCACCAACAAGGTGCTCATCGTATATGCATAAGGAGATGACAGTATGGCATACGGCCCTATGAGTGTCGGAAGCGACGGGACTTTTGACCTGCTTACCGACAAGACACTGACCACCGAGGATGTGCCTGCGGACGCGAAGGCGGTGGGCGATAAATTCAAAATGGTATACACGAAGACCGAAACGGACGGCAAGCTGAAGGGAAAAGCCGACAGCTTTGTCAGCCAGACGAATGACCCGGGTGCAGGAAGCGCACTTGCAAACGGAAAACTCCTTGTAGTTTACGTCTGAGGAGGTGAAACTTCAAAATGGCAAAAGCAGTTTATGTGGGCGTTAACAGCAAAGCCCGCAAGATGAAAAAAGCCTACATCGGCATCGGCGGTAAGGCCCGCAAGGTCAAGAAGATGTACATCGGTGTCGGAGGCAAGGCGAGGCTGTGCTACAGTGCAGAGC